ATGACGGGAGAGCGGGAAAAGGCGCGGCCACCTTTGGGCGGCCGGGCGGGGGACAAGGCGGAGGCGCTGGTCGCGCAGCGGGGGGCGGCGGGAAGCGGACCGCAATTGAAGGCGGTGCGTAAGGACGGATGGACGCCCGCGCGGCGCAAGCGGTTCATGGAGACGCTGGCCGCGACCTGCAATGTCAGCGAGGCGGCGCGCGCGGCGGAGAAGAACCTGTCGAGCGCCTATTATCAGCGGCGTCGCGATCCGGCTTTTGCGCGGGAATGGAACCAGGCGATGAACGTCGGTTATGCGGAACTGGAGACGTTGCTGCTGCGCCAGTCGCTTTTCGGCGTGGAGGATGAGGAACTGACGCTGGATGGCGAGGGCGCGCTCAAGAGCCGGAAGCTGAAGCGCGGGCATCCGCATGTGGTGGCGATCCGGTTGCTGCTCGCGCATCAGGGCACGGTGGAAAAGCTGCGCGCCGCGGAAATGCGCGACGGCCCGGAAGGGGAGGACGCCGTCGCGAAGATGCGCGCGCTGCTGGACGATGTGCGGCGCAGGCGGGAAGCGGCGGGCGATTGAGGCGGGGGCGCAGGCGATGCGGATGTCGGACATGGAATGGCTCGCCGGGCAGGATGACGCCGTGCGGGAACGGGTGCTGGCGCATCTGGACGACGCGGCGGCGGAGCGGCTGGCCGCCGAATGGCGCTGGACGGCGCGGGCTGGGCAGGTTGCGCCGGACGGGGACTGGCGCGTCTGGCTGATGATGGCGGGGCGGGGCTTCGGCAAGACGCGGGCTGGCGCGGAATGGGTACGGGAGATTGCGGAAAATGATCCCGGCGCAAGGATCGCTTTGGTGGGGGCGACGCTGGGCGAGGCGCGCGGCGTGATGGTGGAGGGGGTTTCGGGGCTGCTTTCCATCGCGCCATGGTGGTGCCGGCCTGCTTATGCGCCTGCCTTGCGGAAGCTGATATGGCCCAATGGGGCGATTGCCACGCTGTTCGGCGCGGCCGACCCGGAGGCGCTGCGCGGGCCGCAGTTCAGCCACGGCTGGGCGGACGAGATCGGCAAATGGCCGGGCGGGGAAGCGGTGTGGGACAACCTCATGCTGGGGATGCGGCTGGGGCGCAGGCCGCAGGTGCTGGCGACGACGACGCCAAGGCCGGTGCCGCTGGTGCGGCGGCTGGCGGCGCGGGAAGGGGGGGACACGGTGGTGACGCGGGGGCGGACGGCCGACAATGCGGCGCATCTGGCGGAGGGTTTCCTCGCCGCGATGGAAGAAGGCTATGGTGGCACGCGGCTGGGGCGGCAGGAACTGGACGGCGAGCTGATCGAGGAGATCGAGGGCGCGCTGTGGACCCGCGACCTGCTGGAGCGGTGCCGGGTGCGGCATGTGCCCGAAAAGGGGCTGACGCGCGTGGTGGTGGCGGTCGATCCGCCTGCTTCGGCGCATGGGGATGCGTGCGGGATCGTTGTGGCGGGGCTGGGCGCGGATGGGCGCGCTTATGTGCTGGCCGACGCGAGCGTGGAAAAGATGCGGCCCGAAGGCTGGGCGCGGGCGGTGGCCGGCGCGGCGGCGGCCTATGGCGCGGACCGCGTGGTGGCGGAGGCCAATAATGGCGGCGCGATGGTCGAAAGCGTGCTGCGCGCGGCGGAGGCCGGGCTGCCGGTCAAGCTGGTCCATGCCAGCCGGGGGAAGGCGGCGCGGGCGGAGCCTGTGGCGGCGCTCTATGAGGCAGGGCGGGTGGCGCATCGCGGGGCTTTTCCCGACCTGGAGGACGAGATGTGCGGGCTGATCGCCGGGGGCGGCTATGAAGGGCCGGGACGCTCGCCCGACCGGGCCGACGCGCTGGTATGGGCGCTCACCGAATTGATGCTGACGCGGCGCGGCGATGCGCGGATCAGGATGCTGGGATGAGGAACCCTTCGCGACGGCGGCTCGTTTCTCCAGACGTATCGCTGAACTGTTGGAGTATGTGTGATGAATATGGGCAAGCTTATGGCGGCCCTCGCTGGCGTGTCGCTGATGGCGGCGCCAGCCTTCGCGGCGTCGCTGAACAGCAAGGAACGGGCGCGGGTCGCGCGGGCCCATCCGTCCGATCGCGACGATGTGCGCTATTGCCTGTTGCAGGCCAAGAAGGGCCGGGACAAGGGCACCGTCATCGGCGCGGCGGGTGGCGCGGGCGTCGGCGCGATCGCGGGCGGCGATCTGGGCGAATCCCTGCTGGCGGGCGCGGCTGGCGCCGTCGCGGGCCGGGTGATCGGCAAGAGCGAAGGCACCAATTCGGAATGCGACCGGGTGCTCAAGCGCAATCCGTGAGATTGGAGTGAGGGTGGGGCGTGATCCCTCCCCTCATCCAACTGCGCCGGGCGAGCTTGTTGGCAAGGGGCTGTATCCTTTCCCCCAAAGGGGAGAAGGGGAAGGGCAGGAGGGGCTGTTATGGCTTCTTCCCCTGCCGGCGAATCTTTTTATCCTCGCTTCCGGATAGGGGGCGGGGATTTTTTGTGGTCGCGGTGAGGGACGGTTTTGGGTGGGTTGCGGACTGTCCGCTATTCCCATCTCCGTTCGCTCCGAGCGAAGTCGAAGGGCGTAAGGGAGGCCCTTCGCTTTGCTCTGTGGAAGGCCCTTCGACGCCGCCTGCGGCGTTGCTCAGGACAGGCTTCGACTTCGCTCAGCCCGAACGGAGGCGGGGTGGCGGCTATATGGCCGGAACCCGCCATTTCCGTCCCCAAAACAAAGGCGGTTCTATCATTTGCACGTTCCGCTTAACGGCAAGGTCTGGCCGAAAAGGGCCGCTCTGTCCGGCCTAATATATTTTTCCTGAAAAAACGGGGTGTGTCATGAAATGGTTCGGGACGAAAGCGGCGCGCGATGGAGCGCGGCCGGTGCTGGCGCGCGCCTGGGGATCGGGCGGCGTGGCTCTGGGGGAATGGCCTGCCTCTTATGAGGCGCAGGTGCGGGCCGGGGTGATCGGCAATCCCATCGCGCAGCGGGCGATGCGGCTGGTGTGCGAAGCGGCGGGCGCGGCGGCGCTGAAAGTCTGCGGCGTGGAGCCGGAGGCGGCGGCGCGAGTGCTGGGGCTGGTCAACCGCTGTTCGGCGGGGCAGGCGCTGGTCGAGACGCTGGCCTGCCACCTGCTGTTGCACGGCAATGGCTATGTGCAGATATTGGCGGGCGCGGACGGGACGCCGACCGAGCTGTATGCGCTGCGCCCGGAACGGGTGAGCGTGGAGGCCGATGCGCGGGGCTGGCCCGCCGCTTATCTCTATCGCGTGGGGGACACCGTGACGCGCCTGACGCCGGAGGACGGCGCGGGGCGCACGGGCATCATTCACCTCAAAGCGCTGCACCCGCTGGACGATCATTATGGGCTGGGCTGCGTCGGCGCGGCGGCGGGCGCGGTGGCGATCCACAATGCCGCGACGGTGTGGAACAAGGCGCTGCTCGACAATGCGGCGCGGCCGAGCGGCGCGATGGTCTATGATCCGGGCGACGGGTCGGTGATGTCGCCGGAGCAGTTCGAGCGGGTCAGGCAGGAGATGGACGCCGCCTTTGCAGGCGCGGCCAATGCCGGGCGGCCGATGCTGCTGGAGGGCGGCCTCAATTGGAAGGCGCTCAGCCTGTCGCCCGCCGAGATGGATTTCGTGGGGTTGAAGGCGGCGACGGCGCGGGAGATCGCGCTGGCCTTTGGCGTGCCGCCGATGCTGCTGGGGCTGCCGGGCGACAACACCTATGCCAATTATCGCGAGGCGAACCGGGCGCTGTGGCGGCAGACGATCCTGCCGCTGGTGACCAAGCTGTGCGCGGGGCTTTCGCAGGGGCTGTGCAGTTGGTGGCCGGGCGCGCGGGTCGAGGCCGATCTGGACGCCGTGCCTGCTCTGGCGGAGGAGCGGGCGGCGCTGTGGGACCGCGTGGCGGCCGCCGATTTCCTGACGGCGGAGGAGAAGAAGGCGATGCTGATGATCGCCTAAAGCAGAGGTTGGGCGAGGGAATCGAGGCGGCAGAAATGTCCGCCCCAGTTCCAGCGCCCGCCCTGCATCAGGCAGTCGCCCACGGTGAAGAGGTCCGCCCACCAGGCGAGACCGCCGAGGGCGACGAGGACAAGGACGATCAGCCATTTGCGGGTAACGCGTTTCATGGCGTGGGACATAGGCGATGCGGCGCGGCTGGAAAAGGGCGGCGGGGAGCGGTGTGCGATGAAATATGATGGGGAGATGCTGGCGCGGCTGGTCGCGCAGGCGGAGGCTCAGCCGATGAGCGCGGACATGGTGATGATCCGCGCGCTGATCGAGGAGGCAAGCGAACTGGGCGCGGGACCGGCACGATCAACACGTCCGACGCGCGGGAGAAGCGGGATGTGGACGATATTCCCGAAGCGCTGCTCGACGCGTGGGGCGACGTGACGTGGCGGCGCTTTCGCTTCGTCGATGCCGTGGCGTTGAAAGGCGGCGATGCGCGCTGGCATGTCGGCCTGATCGCGCAGCAGGTGCGCGACGCGATCGACGCGCGCATGGGCGCAGGGGAAGCGGTGCGGCTGGGCCTCGTCTGTTTCGATAGCTGGGAGGCGGAAACGGAAGAACGGGATGAGGAGGGGCAGATCGTCCGTCCCGGCCGGGACGCCGGGGACCGATGGGGGCTGCGCTATGAGGAATGTCTGGCGCTGGAAGCAGCCTGGCAACGCAGGCGGATCGCCGGGATCGAGGCGGCGCTGGCCCAGTTGAGCGGAGGCCCCGGCGATGGAGGGTGAGGCGCTTGGCGCATTGCCGATTGGCGATGCGGGCAATGCGCGCGCGTCACTGGTCTGGCCGGGTAGCTGGCTGGCGGCGGATCATCACGCGGCGCGCGGCGGCGAAGGCGCGGCGCCGCCTGCGGTCGTCAGTGCGCTGTGGCGGCCATGGCGGCGGATGCGGCTGGCATGAGGGAGGCATGGCAAAGGCGCATGACTGCGCTGGCGGAAGCTGGCGCGGCGCGAAGGCGGGCCGCGATCGCGCAGGCGATGGGCGATGCGGGCGTGGCATCGGTGCGGGTGGAGGGAGAAAATGTCCGGGCATCGGGGCGCGGACTGATGGCGCGATGGATGGGTGATCTGACGCTGCGTGAAGCAGGAAGGGGCAGGGCATGAGCGCGGAAATAACGGTTCGCGCCGCCATGATCGCGGCGCTGAAGCAGGATATGACGTTGATGGACGGGCTTAATGGTCTGTTCGATGGCGCGCCCGACCGGGCGACGTCGCCCTATGCCGCGGTGGAAGAGTGTCTTGGCGCGGATTGGGGGGCGAAGGATGTCGACGGACGGGAATTGCGTTTGTCGATCAGTCTGCATGACATGGGCGAGACGCCTGCCCGCATCGCGCCGCTGCTGGCGCGGGTGGATGCCGTGGTGAAGGCGATGACGGAAGCGGGCGAGGGTTGGCGGATCGTTACTACGCAGTTGCTGCGGTCCCGTATCGCCCGGCAATCGGGGCGGGATCGCGGCTGGCGCGCCATTGCGGACTATCGGCTGCGCCTGGTGCGGGAGGCGGGCTGGGGGGATTTCGGTGGAGTGTGGATATTGGAGAAGTGACGAATTTTGGCCAATTGCGGACGCACCCACCCATGTAGGGAAAGCGGCCGGTCGATTTCCCATCCAAAACCGCCATTCGGCGTGAGGCCGATCAGGCCGGGCTGAGATAATCCTCATATTCAGAGGTGATCTTGTCCATATATTCGGACACCTGATCGTTGGCGTCGGACTGGGCTTCCTGCTCCGACATGCCGCTGGTCTTGTCGTCCGCCACGATGGCGGCGCGGAAGGCGGCTTCCTTGTCGCCGCACTTCGCCTTCAGCGCGGACTGAAAATCGCCCAGCGCCAATTTCTTGTCGAGCGCAGGCTGAATCTGCGCCGAAAGGCATTGGGAATAGGCCTTGCGCCCGGCACCGACAGGGTCAGCCGCGGGGGCGGCTGCAAGCATCATCACCAAAGGAACTGCAACAAGCATCGGACCCTCTCCACAGCTTGATTCTGGCACGGGTTAACGAAAAGGAGAATGCGCCATGGGCGTCGAAAAAGGAAGTGCGTTTCTGCTCAAGGTCGGCGATGGCGGCAGCCCGGCAAGCTACGCAACGGTAGCGGGGATGCGGACCACGCAATTATCCGTCAATGGCGAGGCGGTGAACGTCACCAGCAAGGATAGCGGGGGTTGGCGCGAGTTGCTGTCCGGCGCGGGCGTGCGGTCGGTCAGCGTGTCGGCGGCGGGCATCTTCACCGGATCGGCGGCGGAAGTGCGGATCCGCAACCATGCCCTGTCCGGCACCATCGACGAATATGAACTGAGCTTTGAAAGCGGGGAGCGGATGCGGGGGCGATTCCTGGTCACGCGGCTCGACTATGCGGGCGATTATAATGGCGAGCGCAACTATGCGCTGAGCCTGGAAAGCTCCGGCCCGGTGGTGTCGCAATGAGCGCGGCGGCGAACGCGGCGCGGGGCGAGGCCGCGCTGGAACTGGGCGGGCAGGTGCTGACGCTGCGCCCCAGCTTTGCCGCGCTGGTGGCGGCGGAGGAGGAAGTGGGGCCGCTGTTCGACCTGGTCGAGCGGGCGGCGGACGGGAAGCTGTCGCTGGGCGATATGGCGGCGCTGTTCTGGCATTGCCTGACGGATCGCGGCGGTGGGCTGACGCGCGAAGCGCTGGGCGAGGCGATTCTGGCGCTGGGGCTGGCGAAGGTGACGCCGGTGCTGCGGACCATATTGCAGCAGATATTGACGGGCAAATGAGCGCGGCGATGCGGCTTGCGGAGCGGGCGGCGGCGTTGGCGGGGATCGCGGGCTGGCTGCTGGGGTGGCGGCCCGACGAGTTCTGGCGCGCGACGCCCGCGGAACTGGCGGCCGTGCTGAAGGCGGCGCGGGGCGAGGAAGGGCCGGAGGCTGGCTTGGACGCGGGCGATCTGGAGCGGCTGCGCGCGATGATGCCGGATCGCTGAGGCGGACAGGAGGAATCTCGATGGAAGAGGAAGTCGACACGCTGGTCGTGCGCGTGCGCGCCGACACGCAGGGGCTGGCGCGCGATGTGGAAGCGATGCGCGCCGGGATGGAAGGGCCGCTGGCGGCGGGCGCCGAACGGGCGGGGCGGCGGATCGAACAAGGGCTGCTGAGGGCGGCGCGGACGGGCAAGTTCGGGTTCGAGGATCTGCGGCGCATGGCGCTGTCGGTGCTGGACGATATTGCCCGCAGCGCCCTGCGGTCGGCGATGGGGTCGATTGGCGGTGGAGGCGGCGGCGGGTTGCTGAATGTGGGAGCTTCGCTGATCGGGTCGGCTCTGGGGCTGCCGGGGCGGGTGACGGGCGGGCCGGTGGGGCCGGGCCGCGCCTATATGGTGGGCGAGCGCGGGCCGGAACTGTTCGTGCCCACGGCGAGCGGGCAGGTCATCGCCCATGGCGGCGGCGCGCGCGACGTGCGGGTGAGCATCGCGGTGCAGGGACGGGGCGACGGGCAGGATAATCCCCGGCTGCTGGCGCGCAGCGCGCGGCAGGTGGCGCGGGCGGTGAGGGGAGCGCTGAACGGATGAGCGGGATCGGCTATTGGCTGGCGAAAGAGCGGGGCGGGCAGGAAACGCGCTTCATGAAGCGGTTTGCGCCGACCCATTGGACGGTGAATTTTCCCCGGCCGATGATGGCGGGCGTAGTGACCACCGCGCCCGATGCCCTGCGGGTGGATGCCGTTTTTTATGGATCGGACGATCTGGCCGGACTGATCTGGGAAGCGGAGGACAAATGGAGTCACCCGCTGCTGGCTTATGAGACGGCGCGCGATTTCCGCGATTGCGTGCTGCGCTTTCGCTGGCGGAGCGGTGGCCTCAGGCGGCTGGACCAGACGCATGGGCCGACGTTGACCATCGAGGGGCGCGATGCGGAAGGGCATGCGCGGTCCTGGTATGTACGCTTGTGGAACTATGCCAATAGCGATCCGGAAGATACGGAAATCATTCTGGATTTCTCCAGCCTTGAGGGTGGATTCCTTCTGCCGGAGGAGAGCGATCCGGTGTGGGCGGGGGATATCGACCGGATGTTCGTTTCGCTCGCGCCGCCCGATTATGATGCGGGCGATACGGTCTTTGCGGCGGGCGTCGAAGGCTGGGCGGAGTTGTCCGGCATCAGGTGCGATGGCGCAGGATCGGTGCTGGCGGTGGGCGATGTGGTGGTGCCCGAACATGGGCTGTCGATGGCGACGGGCTATGATGATTGCCTTAATCAGACGCCGGAGCGGATTATCGCGGCGATCCATGCGCTCGGCTATCGCGGCGACATCAATCATTATGTCGGCATGAGCCATTATTTCCGGCTCTTGCCTGTTGGGGGAGGGCATGTTGTCACCCTGGAAGGCGGGGCGCTGAATACGCCCTGCGCGGCATGGCACGCCGATTTCGCGCGGCGGGCGAAAGCCATGGGGCTGGGGGTGATCTGGTCGCTGTCCTATGAACTGTTCGACGCGCATTGCCCGGAGGCATGGAAGCAGCGGGCGGAGAATGGCGATCCGGCGCTGACGGGCTGGACGCCGCCTTCGACATTGCTGTCCCCGGCCCATGCCGGTGCAATGAGCTATCTGCAGGCGGTATCTTCTTCCTTTGTTACCATGGCTTTGTCCGAAGATATTGCCGTCAAGTTTCAGGTCGGGGAGCCATGGTGGTGGGTGATGCCCGCCGATGGACGCATCTGCCTGTATGACGATGCGGCGCGGGCGGTGCTGGGGGGAAGTCCGGTGTCCATTCCCGATGTGCGCGGGGCGCTCTCAGCGGAGCAGAAGGCGCTGCTGGACGCGGCGGGGGCGATATTGGCGGCGTCGACGGCGTCGCTCTGCGCGGCGGTGAAAGGCCAGGCGCCGGGGGCCGTGGCCCATCTGCTGGCTTATCTGCCGACGGTGCTCGATCCGCTCGCGCCGGAGGCCAAGCGGGCGAACATGCCGATAGGGTGGGCGGACCCGGCCTTCGATGTGCTGCAACTGGAAGATTATGACTGGGTGACGCAGGGCCGCAGGCGGCTGACCGCGCGCGGGGTCGAAGAGGCGACGGCGCGGCTGGGCTATCCGATCGAGCGGCAGCATTATTTTTCGGGCTTCGTGCTGGCGCCGGAGGACGCCGCGCAATGGCGGGAGATCGCCGGGGAAGCGGACGCCGCCATCCGGCGCGGCACGGCGGCGACGTTCATCTGGGCGCTGCCGCAGGTCGCGCGCGATGGCTTCACCTGCTTCAGACTGGATGGAGAAGAAGATATGCAAGCCTTTGATGATATTATCTTTCCTCTGAGCGTGGGGCGAGAGGCGAGCCTGTCCCCGGCCTTTTCGACGCAGATTGTGGAGAGCCCATCCGGCCATGAACGCAGGACGAGCGATTGGGCCGATGCGCGCCTGTCTTTCGATGCGGGGCCGGGCGTGCGGTCGGAAGCGGATATTGGAGAGCTGATCGCCTTCTTCCGGGCGCGGCGGGGCGCGGCGCGGGGGTTCCGCTTCACCGATCCGTTCGACAATCGAAGCTGCGCGTCGGGCGGAACGCCGGGGCCGATCGACCAACGATTGGGCGTGGGTGACGGCATAAAAGCGGAGTTCCAGCTCATGCGCTTCTATGGCGAGGGGGAGGAGGCGCAGGCGCGGGCCATCACGCGTCCGGTGTCGGGATCTGTCAGGGTCGCCGTGGATGGCGTTGAGCAGCTTTCCGGCTGGAGCCATGCGGGGCTGGGCGTCATCGCCTTTGACGCCGCGCCGCCGGAGGGCGCGGTGCTGACCGCCGGTTTCCGCTTCGACGTGCCGGTGCGCTTTGCCGAGGACCGGCTGGACATCAACCGGGCGACCTTCGCCGCCGGGGAGGCGCCATCGGTGCCGCTGGTGGAGATCTGGGAATGAGCGCGGCGGAGATACTGGGCAAGCCGCTGTGTACGCTGGCTTTCTGCTGGCGGCTGGAGCGGCGGGACGGCGTGACCATCGGCCTGACCAGCCATGACCGTGACATGACGATCGGCCATGTCCGCTATCGCGCCGCGCCGGGCATGATGCCTTCGGCCATCCGCAGCGGCATCACGGCGGAGGGCGCGGACATGGATGTTGAGGGCGCGCTGACATCCGACGCCATCAGCGAGGATGACCTGATGGCAGGACGTTGGGATGGCGCGGCGCTGGAGGTGCGGCTTACCGAATGGGAGGAGCCGGGCGCGCTGTGGCTGTTGCTGGCGCGGGGGGAGATAGGCGCTGTGGGGCGCAGGGGCGGCGCTTTCACGGCGGAACTGCTGGGCGCGACCAATGCGCTGCGGAGCGCGGTCGTGCCTTCGACTTCGCCGGATTGCAGGGCGCGGCTGGGCGACCGGCAGTGCCGGGTGGACATGGCCGGACGCAGGCGCATCGTGGTGGTTTCTGGTATCGAGGATGGCGTGGCGCAGGTCGAAGGGCTGACGGCGGGCGCGTATGCCTTTGGCACGCTGCGCTGGCTGACCGGCGGCAATGGCGGGGTCGTTCAGGCGGTGACGGACAATGAAACCGACCGGGCGACCCTGGCCGATCCGCCCCCCTTCGCGGTGGAGGCGGGAACATTGGCTTTGCTGACAGAGGGATGTGACCGGCAACTGGCGACCTGCGCCGCGCGCTTCGGCAATGTCGTCAATTTCCGGGGCGAGCCTTATCTGCCGGGCACGGACCTGCTGACCCGCTATCCCGGCGCATGAGCGGCGAGCGCATGGCGGCGCGGATCGTCGCGGAGGCCCGGGCTTTGGTCGGCGTCCCTTTTCGATTGCATGGGCGCAGCGCGGAACTGGGGCTGGATTGCGTCGGGCTGGCGGCGGTGGCGTTGGGCCGGGCGGGGCATTCGGGGATGGCGCCCAGCGGCTACGCGATGCGGACGAGCGATGTGGGCCGGATCGAAACATGGCTGGAACAGGCGGGATTGCGAAGAGTGGCGATAGCGAAGGCCGGCGACCTGGCGCTGGTGCAACCGGGGCCGCTGCATCTGCATCTGATGATCCGGGTGCCGGGCGGCTTCGTCCATGCCCATGCGGGGTTGCGGCAGGTCGTCGAAATGCCGGGAGATTCGCCCTGGCCGATCATCAGCCATTGGCGCGCGATTTGAGGGGTATTGGAATATGGCAACAGTTGTTCTGACCGCCGTGGGATCGGTTTTCGGCGGTCCCATCGGCGCGGCGCTGGGCGGGCTGGTCGGCAATGCCTTTGACCATGGCGCGCTGTTCAAGCCGAAGGAGCGGCAAGGTCCGCGGTTGCAGGACCTGCATATCCAGACATCGACCTATGGCACGCAAATCCCGAAGCTGTTCGGGACGATGCGCGTGGCGGGCACGGTTATCTGGGCCACCGACCTGCGCGAGACGAAGAAGAAAAGCGGCGGAGGGAAGGGGCAACCGAGCGTCACGACCTATAGCTATTCGGCGAGCTTTGCAGTGGCCCTTTCGGCGCGGGTGGTGCGATCGGTGAAGCGGATATGGGCCGATGGCAATCTGCTGCGCGGGGCGTCGGGCGATTTCAAGACCGCTCTGGGGGAGTTCCGGCTTTATCGCGGAGAGGAGGATCAGGCGGTCGATCCCTTGATCGCGTCGAAGCAGGGGGCATCGCAAACCCCGGCGCATCGGGGAATTGCCTATGCCGTTTTCGAGGATTTGTCGCTGGCCGATTATGGCAATCGTATCCCGTCACTGACCTTTGAGGTCGAAGCGGATGACGGCGCGGTTTCTATCGGCGCAATCGGCGCGGGGCTGAGCGAGGGGCGAATTGGTGGCGAGGGGCTGGCGAGCGTGGATGGCTATGCGGCGGGCGGTAGCGATCTGGAGGACGCCCTTGCGCCGTTGGTCGAAACCTTCGGACTGGCTCTTGCGGCGGGAGAGGAGGGGCTTGCGATAAGCCAGGAATGGCGGGCGGCCTCTCACGACATTCCAGCGGCGGGCCTGTGCGGGCGCGTGAACGGGCGGGCGCTGGACGCGCTGGAGCGATCCGGCGCGGCGGCCGATGCCGTGCCGGTGGCGCTATCGGTCCGCCATTATGATGCGTCGCGGGATTATCAGGCGGGAATGCAGCGCGTCACGCGGCCTGGCCCGGGACGGCTGGAGCAGGGCCTGGAATTGCCCGCCGTGCTGACCGGCGACGCGGCGCGGGCTTTGGCTGGAGAACGGCTGGGCGCGTATTGGGCGGGACGCGCTGGCCTGACGCTGCGTTGCGGTTGGGAAGCATTATGCCGCCAGCCCGGATCGGTCGTCACCGTCGAAGGCGAAGCGGGCCTCTGGCGGATCGAGGAACAGGAATGGGAGGCCATGGCGGTCCGCTTGTCCTTGCGCCGGGTGCCGGGGGTGGGGGGCACCATTCCCCCGGGCGCATCGTCGGGCGCCATCGTGCGAGAGTCCGATGCGCCGCATGGTCCGACCAGCTTGCTATTGGCCGACCTGCCCAATTTGAAGGACGGAACCGTTAGCACGCCGATCCTTGTCGCGGCCGCTGGTGGTGGAGCGGGCTGGCGCGGAGCTGCTCTGTTCGTGATGAATGAGTTGGGCGAGGCCGCTCCCGCAGGCAGAACTGCGCCGCGCGCCACGATGGGGCGGGCCGATGCGGCCCTGCCGGGCGGGAGCGCCACGCTGATCGATGAAAGCCATTCGCTGTTCGTCACCTTACTGGCGCAAGACATGGAATTGATGGACGCCAATGAGCTGGCTCTGGCGCAGGGCAGCAACCTGTGTCTGGTCGGGGATGAGTTGATGCAGTTCAGCCGGGCGGTAAGGACAAGTCCCCTGAGCTATCGTCTTTCCGGTTTGCGGCGCGGTTTGCGCGGCACCGAATGGGCAATGGACGCCCATGTCGGCGGAGAGGGATTCCTGTTGCTGGAGGAAGATCGGTTGATCGAGCCTCTCGCGGCCCTGGGCGCGGAAGGGGAGGAGGGCGCGCTGCTGCGGTTGAGCGCGATCGGGATCGGTGACGTGGAGCCGGTCGAGGCAGCGTTCGCCATCAGGGGGGAAGCGTTGACGCCGCCTTCCCCCGTGCATGTCCGGCTGGTTCCTGACGGCGCGGGAGGGTGGCGCATCGGCTGGACAAGGCGCAGCCGCGACGGATGGCGCTGGAGCAGTGGCGGAGACGTGCCTCTGGGAGAAGAGAGCGAGCGTTATGAACTGCGAGTTCTGCGCGGTGCTGAGGTGAAACGGCGCGCCGAAACGGCCGAGCCGGTCTGGCTCTATGACGCGGCGATGGTTTCCGATGACATGGCGGGAGCGGGCGCGGCCGACTGCATTCTGGAAATCCGGCAGATCGGCTCCCGCGCGATGGGGCGGCCGGCCCGTGTCGCCATTCCGGCCTGAAGGCCATGTAGCGATGAGAGGAGTGGGCAATGACGATGGATATGACGCCGCGCTGGGAACTGCCGCTGCTTTTCGCGGGGCAGGCGCAGAAGGAAATGTTTCACAATGAGGCGCTGACGCGGATCGACATGCTGTTGCACGGACAGGCGCAGAGCGCCGATCTGGGGGAACCGCCCGCAACACCATCGGCCGGGGAATGCTGGATCGTCGGCGCGGATGCTTCGGGCGAATGGGTGGGGCGGGAAGGCATGGTCGCCTGCTGGACCGAGGGTGGCTGGCGCTTCGCTTCGGCGATGGCGGGTCTGGCGCTCTGGGTGGTGGACCGTGGCCATGCGATGCATCATGATGGTGCGGTATGGCGTTCCAACGCCTGTCGTCCCGATGGTCTATATGTGAATGACGCCCGTGTTGTGGGGGAGCGTATGGGCGCTATCGGCAATCCTTCGGGCGGCTTGGTGATCGACGGTCAGGCTCGCGGGGCGATAGATGCGATTCTCAATATATTGCGGACGCACGGATTAATCGCTGCATAA